GGGCGGCTGCCCCGAGTGCCAGCCCGGCACCGGCACGGATGACGCGCCGGGCGATTTCTTGAATGCGCCTAGCGGGTTCGTCCCGCTGGGCATCCAGACCTTGGTTTAGGCCGTCCACCGTGTAGCCGCCCAGTTGGGTGAACACGCGGGAAGGGCTGTTGATATCCAACACGTCGGCAAACCAGCTACGCACGTTGCCTGCCATGCCCACCACGTGGTCGCGTAGGTCGGCCAGCTTGCCGGTCAGCCCGCCGATCAGGCCATCCACAATGGCGCTGCCCAGCGAGCGGAATTGTTCGGGGATCTCGACGCCCAACGCGGAAAGCGCGGTGGTGATGCCTCGGTACAACAGCCCCAACGGCGACCAGTTCATCAAAAGCTGCGCAACTGCCCCCAGCCCATTATCAAATGCGGTTTTTACCTGCTGCCATAGCCCTTGGAAAAAGGCTTTGATGGGTTCCCAGTAGCGGTAGATGAGATACGCGGCGGCGGCAATGGCGGCCACCGCGGCGCCAATGGGGTTGGCGACGGACAGCATGCCCACTGCGCGAATCACTCCGCCCAACCAGGTAAGCGCTTTACCCACCATGAGCGCCTGTGGGCCAAGCATCGCCATGCCAAAGCGCACCATGGCGAAGGGGCCGAGGATGGAGGCGAGCATCAGCGTAAGCGCGCCGCCCGCTGCCACCAGCACCGCCACCAGGGCGGCGGCTTTGGCGAGGGTGCCTGCCAGCTTGGGGTTTTCGTTGATCCATTGGCCGATGCCACGAGTAATGGCGGTGACGTTCTGAATCAGGCCGCGCAGCGCGCCGTTGTTGGTCTCGGTGATCGAGATACCCACTTCATCCCAGGCCGATTTGAGCGATTTAAGGTCGCCGCCGATGTTGTCGGCCATGGTTTTTGCCACACGGGCGTTTTCGCCGGCGGCGTTGGAGATAATCTCGACAAACGCTTCGATGCCTTCACTGCCCTGCTGGGCGATCAGCTCCGCCATGCCTGCGCCGGGTTCTTCGCCGAAGATGTCTTTCAGGTAGGCGGCGCGGTCGGCGTTGCCCATCGCTTCGGTGGCTCTTGCTACGTCGGTGAGAATGCGGGGGATGTCGCGCAGGTTGCCTTCGGCGTCTTTGGCGTTCACGCCGAGGTCGGCCAGCGCACCGGCAGCGGCCCCGGTGGGAGCGGCCAAGCGGGTGACCATGGCGCGCAGGGTGGTGCCTGCCTGGCTGCCCTGAATACCCACGTTGCCCAGCAGCCCGGCCATGGCGGCGGACTGTTCCAGCGACATATTCATTGCCCGCGCTTGCGGGGCGACGTACTTCATCGATTCGCCGAGCATCTCTAAATCGACGTTGGCCCGGGTGGTGGTGGCGGTGAGCACATCGCCCACGCGGCCCATCTCGGCGGGGTCTAACCCAAAGCCGGAGAGGATGTTGGAGGAGATATCCGCCGTGCGGGCGAGATCCGTTTGGTTGGCCAGTGCCAGGTTGAGCATATCCGGCATGGCCGCTTGAATGGCGGCGGGGTCGAAACCGGCCATGGCTAGGTAGCCTTGGGCATCGGCGGATTGCCCGGCGCTAAAGGCGGTGGTAGCCCCTAGCTCCCGCGCTTGCTGGCGAAGCGCTGCCAGGCGTTCGTCGTCTCCCTCCAGGCGGGTGAGCGCCTGCACCCGCGACATCGATTCCCCGTATTCAACACCGGGGGCCAGCAGCCGCGCCCCGGCGTACAGCGCGGCACCGCCGCTGGCCACCATGCCTGCGCCGGTACCGGCCATGCTGCTGCGTAGGCTCATGGCGCGGTCGTAGCGGCCACGCGCCTGGGCGGCGTTGCGCTGCTGTTCGGCCAGCCGTTTGAGCTGCTGCCGCTGCTCTTCCACGGCAGTGTTGGCCTGCTGGATGTCGCCGGAAAGCCGCCGTTGATCGCGTGAGAGGTGGGCGGTGCTGACGCCGTTTTCGTTCAGGGTGCTGCGCAGCCGCTGAAGCTGCTGGCGTTCTTCATCCACCCGCTGGCTGAGCCTGCGCGCTTGGGTAATGGCCTTTTGCCGTTCGGCGCGCAGGGCGGCGCTGTCGCCCTGGTGGGTGTGCATTTGCTGCGAGAGGCGGCGAATGCGCTCTTGCTGTTCCCGTAGGGCGGTGGCGGTTTCCGTGGATTGCCGGGTGAGGGTACGAAAGGAGCTAACGTTCTTCTGCGTAGCCTGCAGCTGCTTTAGGCGGTCGCGGTTTTCACGCATGGCCTGAGACGCGGCCTGGCTGGCACGGTCGATGGCCCGCAGCGGGCGAGTGGCCCTATCCACGGCGTTTAAAATGACCTGCAGCTTGAGGTTGTTACCGGCCACGCTGGCTCCTGGTGTCTGTGGTGGTGCTGCGTTTGCGCGCTCGTTCTCGCCAGGCCATGAGTTCGCGCAGGGTGAAGGCGGCGCAGTCTTGCGGGGTCCAGTGGAAGACGATGGCGAGATCCGCCATCGCGTCTTCTATCTGGTTGGGGAGGTTTATTCGCTCTCGCCCTTGGCCCGCTTCGTCAGCAAAAAACCGGCGATTTCACCACCGCACTGCACGAGATCCGCTGGGTCCATTTGGCGCACCTCAGTGGCGGTGAGCGAGGGGTTAGAGAGGCGCGGGATCAGGGTGATCAGCGCGTCGGTTTGCATCTGCAGCACATCGGCCAGCGAGACGCCGCGCAGCTCGCCAGAGGTGGGTTTGCGCAGGCGTAGCTCGGTGATCTCGGTTTCGCCCCGGGTGAGCGGGGTATCCAGGGTGATGGTGGCACTGGTTGTGGTGACGGGGGCTTGAGTGGTGGCAGTTTTGGTCATGGGTGTGTTCCTAGTGTTGGGTTAAGAAGAAAAGGAAGCGGGTTAAACGCCTGCGTTAAATACCCAGGCGCTGGCGGCGGCCTGCCAAACGGTCGACGCCGTTGACCTTGAACACGCCGTTCACCAGGTCGATCTCAATTTTCTCGGTGCCGTCGATGGTGAGCTTGTAGTAGCTGAGCGTGCTGGTGACCTGGTGCTCGGTGTTCTCGCCGGTTTGGGCGTCGCCCATATCGATCTCGGTGTGGCGGCCGCGCATGACCACCTCGACCGAGGAGGCGTCGTCGATGTCATCGCGCTCGTAGCTGCCGGTCATGCGCAGCATGTCGGCGTCGATGCGGGCGGTGCCGAAGTTGTCGAACAGGCTTTCTACCAGCCCGCCGACCGTCCACTGCACGGTGAGCAGGCCGTCTTGGCCCATATCGATACCCACCGCGCCATCCATGCCGCCGCCGCGCCACTCTTCGATCTTGCGGGTGAGGGTCGGCAAGGTGATCGACTGGACGATGCCCTGCCAGCTTTCGCCGTTGCTGAACAGGTTGAGGTCTTTGAGCTTTTTCGGGAGTGCCATGGGGGTCTCTCGCTAATCCATTCAGGCGGTGGCCGCGACGCGCTCGGCGAAGTCGGCCAGGTAGGAGTCGGTGATGCGCTGCTGAAAACCGAGGTCTTCCAACGGCGGTACCGGCGTGTAGTCGTAGTCGATGCGCAGCTTGCCGCCCTTGAGGGAGGTCTGGGTGTTGAGCTCTTCGTTTAGCCAGGCGCTGCCATCGACAATCAGCCCCAGGGTTTTCAGCTCGCGGAACTTGGCGTTCAGGCCTTCGATGATGTCTCGTGCAAGGGAGGCGTGCAGGGGCAAATCCACCGCCCATAGGTGCGCTTCGGCCACGGTGTCGGCGAGGATCTGGGCGGTGCGGGTGTAGTTCTCGAACGGGAACAGGCTTTCTGGCCCGGCGCAGGTACGCGAACCCCAGAAGCGGTAGCCGTTTTGGTTCACCAGCGTGGTGACATCGGCGGCGTTGAGCAGCCCGGCATCGGTGTTGGGGCTCTGCAGATCCCAGAACACGTCTTTATTGATACCGGTGACGCCGTTCACCGCCACGTTACTCAGGGTTTTGTGCCAGCCCACGGTTTGGTCCAGCTTGGCGCGCAGGCCGAGAGCGATGGCCACGGGGCTGATATCCACCGTGTTAGCGTCGTCGGTATCAAACGCCTGCCACTGGGGCCAGATCACCATCAGCTCACGAGCGCCGAACTGGTCGCGGTAGGCGGTGACCTCGGTGATGGTCTCGCAGCCGTGGGCGTACACGTAACCAAAGGCACGCAGCTGCTGCAGCACCGCGACCATGGCGGTGGCCACCGGCTGGGTATCCAGGTTAGGCACACCAATAATGCGCGGCGTGACGCCCAGCTTCTGCTTGGCGGTGAGTAGCGCCTGTAGCCCGGTGCGCTGGCCTAGCTCGGTGGTGGTACCAATCACGTTGGCGGTGGTGGTTTCGTCGTCTATGCCTTCATCCACGCGCACCACCACGATGATCGGCTTGGCCTGCTGGCCAATGGCGGTGAGGGTGTCTTTCAGCGTGCCTTGGGTGCCCGCTTTGCCAATGGCGGTATCCACATTGGTCACCAGGGCGGGCTGGTTGAGGGGGAAGGTGGTGGCGTCCGCATCCGGCGCGGTGCAAACCACGCCAATAACGGCGGTGGAGACGGTGCGGATGGTGCGCGTGCCGTCGTTGACTTCGGCAACGCGCACGCCGTGGTGGTATTGATCGAGTGCCATGGTGGCTCCTGCGCAGGTTCACTGTTCGAGTAACGAAAAGGGTGAATTCACGCAGGTATCGTGCGGGGGCTGAGGGGAGGGTGGTAGCGGTGGTGGGTGTAAGTGGGGTGGTTTACATGGTGGGGGTCGAGCAGGTACGAAAAAGCCCGCCGAGGCGGGCTGTTGGCTGTTAAGCATTTTTAAGCGCCACTCAACGCCTCTTCAAACGCCTGACGAATATTAATCGCGTGCAACGCCTCTGCTCCTTCCGCCGCTGCAATCTGATCACTGACCTGCCGTTCCGCTGTAAAGCACGCCTGTACATGCTGCGCTACCGCCTGGGCGATGGGGCGTAGTTCGGCCTCGGTGACTGTTACCCAGCCATCGGCCGCTTTCCATTCAATCGAATCGACAAAAGGCTGGGTTAGCGACTGGTAAGCGCTTGTCAGCTGCGCCTGGCTTTCGCGATCTGTGAGGATGCGGGCACCATCGGGCAGTGTTACGCCGCCGGTTTCGATTCGCCAGCGGTGGTCGGCTAGTTCTTGTAGGCGCGCTTCGCGGCGCTGCTCGATGAGCTTGGCCCATTCCTCGGTATCGATCTCGCGCAGTACGCCGGGCACGTCGGTTTTGCGGTCGTTGGCGACTAGGCCAAAGTAGTGCGCGGGGTTGTTGCCTTCCCACCATAAGATGGTGATGTTCTCGACCGGGTCGGCGGGGCCGTGGCGTGTCGGGTATTCGGTGGCGGGACGACCGTCGCAGGCGTCCACTTTTACAAATTCAATCGGTTTCATGGATCACCTCGTTTATAGGTAGACGCGGCGGACGGCGCGCGCGCTTTGTGCTGTTCCCGATTTTTGAACGAGAGTTTCCGTTCCAGACACAAAAGATGCCCTAAATGCGGCGCTTCCACTTTCACTGCTAGACCAGTAGACGACGGCGCCAAATGATTCACTTTGGCCGTTAAAGAAAGCGGTTATAATGGTTCTTTCGGGATTATTTGCCGTGTAATTACCGAGCGAGGGTACTACTCGGTTAGATGCACCAAAGCTGGTGTTGTTACTATCAGTGGTGGGCTTAAACTCTCGATAAAGAGCGCGCAGCTCGTCAATATCAGGGAGTTTCCAGTCAGTATGCCCACCAATAGTTAATGCTGCTGTAAAATCGGTAGCGTCCTGCCATGACACACTACTGTCGTTCCCCTCTCCCTTTGGACTAACCACAAGCGCGTACTCAGAATTTACTTCATCCCGCATAACGCGCACAAAATAGCCGCCGCCAAAAGGCGTGCCGGGTTCGTCGGGCACAAACTCCGCCGCCGTGGTAAATGAACCCTTTCCCCAAGCACTCGTTGCGAGATCATGCCCCTGAAACTGCACTTCGACGGTATAGGCGGTGGCTACTTCCAGAATACCGGCGGGGATGACGACGCTGGTTTTGTTTTGGGCATCGTTCAGCGATGACCAAACCAGGAGCCCTTCAGCGGTTTTGATCTGCCAGTTGGTGGCCAAGTGGGTATCCGCACCGCCGGGGGTGGTGGCGAAGGCGCTGGCTTCGATTACCGGCGATTCGGGAACGTCGCTGGCCCCGTTCACCGGTGCGGTGATCGCCGGTGTGTTGATGTACTCATTAACGGTTTTGAACGTAATGGGTGTTGACCACTCGGAGGCCCCCAGCGTTGCGCCGTGGTGGCGGGCGCGGAGGTAAAGGGTGGTGTCGCGGGGCAGGTCGGTGACGTCCCAGCTTTCCAGGCTTTCCGTATCGCCTAGCGATTGCTTAACGATGTTGTTGAAGCTGCTGTCGGTGGCGATCTGCCAATCGGTGCTTTGGTGTGTGTCCATGTTTCTCGGGTAGGTCTGAAAGGTGGACGTCGTGGCGGTGGGCTGGGTGCTGACTGCCGTGGCACCGCCGGTGGGGTTGAGCACCGCCGGGCGGGCGATGGATTGCGCGCCCACAGCGATGGCGAAGGCGTTTTCGCCACCGTTGCGGCCGACGGTGAGAAAGAGCGACGCATCGGCCGCCCCGGCGGGGATCTCCAGCGTGATGGTGTTACCGCTGCGGGTGGCGGTGCCCACATCGGTAGCCACGGTGTAATCGCTGAACGCATCGTAATCAGTGATGGTGTAGCTGTTGCTGCTGCCGGGGTACACCAAGCTAGGACCATCGAGCGAGACGCGGGAGAGCGTGACCGTACCCACTTCTTCATTGTTGACGAACTCGACCGTGGTGCCGCCTGTGACCGGGGTGGCGAGCTTCACCTGGGTGGTGTTGAGCGCGCTCCACTGTTGATGGGTTAAGCGCTTGCCGTTGACGTAGATAGCGAGGCCACGGGTGATGGTTTTTTGCAGATTGAACACATCCTGCTCGCCCACGGCTTGTCGGGTTTCCGTGACGGAATGAACGCGAAGGTGCATGCCCTCGGCTGGGTCGGCCCAAGCGGCGTCGCCTTCGGCATTGGAGTTTTTGCGCAGCCAATTTCCGGCATTACCACCGGTGGGCAGGATGTAGGGCCGGATCTCTTCGATATCGGCCTTGGTGGCAATGGTGATGTAGTCGTCGATCACGGCGGTGACGTTTTGCGCGCTGCCGATCACGGTCACTAGATCGAAGATTTGTTCTACCAGGGTCGCTCCGCCTTCGGCTGGTAAGAAGTCGCTTTGCTCGGCGCTGTTGCTGTAGGAGTAGAGCCGTTCCTGTTGGGTGTCCGGGTCGCGGGCGAACACACCGATCTCGCGCACAAAGAAGCCAACCTCGACCCCTTGGTTGGTCATGATGGCCCGGAGCTTACTGGTACCGTCGCCCAGCAGCTCGAAGGAGTGAATCGAGAGGCTCTGGCGTTCGTTGACCAGGGCGGTGAGGGATTCAGGCGCGCTTGGGGCGCTGCCGTCCCCCAACGCGACACGTAGAAACTGCAGGGGCTGCCCGATCTGTGCCTTGGCCTGCAGGTTGCGGCCATCGGCGGTTAGGATCAGCCCAGGGAAATTCGCCATAGCTAGGCCCTCGGTTGGATGGTGATGGTGGTGGCAATAAGCGCCGCCGCGCCGGTATGTAGCGCGGTGGCCGCTGGGGTGAGCGCGACCCGTGCGGGGTGTACCGTGGTGGTGTTGGCCCGGTGCCAGGCCACGCCGAGCGTGACCGACGTGGCCGATGGGCGCGGATTGAGCCGCGAGCGGATGGCCATGTGGGTGCCGGTGTGGGTATAGGTGCCCAGGGTGAACGCCAGAGTGGCCGAGCGCTTGACCTGCAGCGCAGCGAGCCAGGCGCGGGCGGGTTTGGTGGCGTCGACCATGCGAATAAGGCGCTGGTAATCCGCATCGCTGGCCAGTTGCCCGGTGGTGGCAATCTTGAAGGTGTAGGGCTGGCCATCGAACTGCCAGGCTTCCAGGATTTCGCCGCCGCCGAAGATCAGCTCAATCACTTCGCGCACGGCGGCGGGGGTGCCCTTGCGGCGGTGGATGGCCACGGCCGTGGTGATGATTTGGCGCTTCTGCTCGACGCTCCAGGCTTCTTCCCAGCGGTCGACGCTGAATGCCCAGGCGAGCCAGGGCAGCAGGTGCTCGGGGCAGGTAGCCGGATTCCAGATATCGCGCAGCGGGGCGGGCAGCTCGCCCAGGCGGGCGGTGACTTGCTCCAGCCTGCGCTCCATGGCGGTGGTGTTGGGCGGTAACAGGCTGTTCATGCGTAGGCCTCGAACGCGGTGGTGGCCACTGTTAAGGAGGTGGCCACGCGGGCATCGCCACTGGCGGGCATGGTAATGCGCGGGGTAACGACGCCGGTTTCGATGGGGATGTTGACGGCTCGGTTGCCCACGGTGAGCGTGACGGTTTGCTGGGTGGCGGGGGCGACGAACAGGATGCGGTCGCCTGACCGGCTGACGCTGCCCGCCGTGGCGGTGACGCTGTAAGGCGTGCCGCTGTCGTAGTTGGTGATGCGGATCTCCACGCTTTGGCCGACGTAGATTTTGTTACCCGGCCAACTCAGCGTGGGGATGGTGACGGATTCGATTTTGGTGGCGAACTGGTTGGGGTCGAAGTCTTTGTCGGTCCAGATTTTATGCCAGGTATCCCAGTTCCCGGCTTTCTTGACCCGGGCGCTGAGGTTGCCGCCGCTATCAAAGTCGGCTGCGAGCTGGAACTGGTAGCTGTCACCGTTGCGGTGCGACGCCTGAATCACGTATTGCCAGGTGTGGGTTTTGAAGGGGGTGGCGTGATCCAGATTGGAGCCGTCGTAAAACCCTGACGTGGTTGGAGCATTCCAGTCTACCCCTGGGTGGCGGCCACGCCCTGCATCATCGGTGATTTTGGCCCACTGGAATTGGCTGGCATGGCGGCCATCCAGGCGGTCTGAGTCGGTCGCTTTGGCCCCTGCGTCCAGCTTGCTCGCTGGATTGAAGTTGCCGGTGTGCCAAAGCGTAACCCACGGCGTCCAGACGGTGCCGCTATTATCTTGTAATCGATAAGCGACAATAGGGGTGGAGGCGCTACCATTGCCGTTATAAGAAACGGCATATTGCACCTTTGCCTCACCACTGTATTGGCGTTGTGTTTCGATAAGCCAAAATGAAGCTCCAGGCGGATAACTACCCAGGTTTCCAGTCGAATAAAGCCCAAAATCACCGACTGAAGCATCATCTACATTGACTCCTGACGAGCCGGAATAGTAGCTACCATGCCTAGCCAATCGATCTTGATTTACATCATCAGGTTGGGTGGCAGTATCTGCTTTGGCACCTTGGGTGGCGGTGGCGAACGCCGATGCATGTTGTCCGTCCAGCTGATCGGCATTAAGACCGGAGCCTGCCCCATCCACAGTGAGCAGCTTGGCCAACACGTCGGCAGCTGTGTAGGCGCTGGCGTTCAGCTTGGTGCCGATCTGTTGGCTAACCGTGGTGGCAAAGTTGGGGTCGTTCCCCAGCGCTGCGGCTAGTTCATTAAGGGTGTCGAGGGTGGCGGGGGACGAATCAACTAGCGCTGCCAGCGCGGCATTGGTGAACGCTCTGTACTCGGCTTCGATGGTGGCCAGCTGTTTGCCGTCCAGCATGTCAGCATCCAGCCCTGAGCCATGTCCGGCAACGGTGAGCATCTTGGCGAGCACATCGGCGGCGGTGTAGGCGCTGGCGTTGAGCTTGGGAGCGGTGACGGTGTCGGCGTGTTCTTTGGCGTTTTGCTCGGCTTGATCGGCCGCGGCTTGGTACTCGCCTTCCAGCGTGGCGAGCTGTTTGCCATCCAGCTTGTCGGCATCCACGGCTTTGGCGGTGGCGTTGAGTTTGCCATTCAGCAGGGTGTCGAGCTGCTGCTGGGTGTAGTAGCGGCTGTCGTGGTCGTGGGCTTCTGCCGGGTAGGCGCTGGGTTTGCCGGTGACCTCGCCAAAGCTGGGCCAGCGGGTAGCCGTGGCAGGTTTGCCGCTGACTTCTGCCCAGGTGTGGCCATGCACTGCCAGAGCGAAGGCGGCGGCGTGTAGGCCATCCAGCTTATCAGCGTTGAGTCCTGACCCTTCACCGTGCACCGTGAGCAGCTTGGCGAGCACATCGGCGGCGGTGTAGGCGTTGGCGTTGAGCTTGGTGCCGATCTGTTGGCTGACCGTGGTGGCGAAGTCGGGGTCGTTGCCGAGCGCGGCTGCCAGTTCGTTGAGGGTGTCGAGGGTTTCCGGCGATGAACCGACCAGGGCAGCCACGGCGGCGTTGGTGAACGCTCGGTACTCGGCTTCGATGGTGGCGAGCTGTTTGCCGTCCAGCGTGTCGGCATCCAGCCCTGAGCCATGCCCGGCCACGGTGAGCAGCTTGGCCAGTACATCGGCCGCCGTATAAGCGCTGGCATTGAGTTTGGGCGCCGCCAGAGTGTCGGCATGAGCTTTGGCGTTTTGCTCGGCTTGATCGGCGGCGGCTTGGTACTCGCCTTCCAGCGTGGCGAGCTGTTTGCCGTCCAGCGTGTCGGCATCCAGCCCTGAGCCATGCCCGGTCACGGTGAGCAGCTTGGCCAGTACATCACCCGCCGTGTAGGCGCTGGCGTTGAGCTTGGGCGCGGTGACGGTATCGGCGTGTTCTTTGGCGTTTTGCTCGGCTTGATCGGCGGCGGCTTGATACTCGCTTTCCAGCGTGGCGAGCTGTTTGCCATCCAGTTTGTCGGCATCCACGGCCTTGGCGGTGACGTTGAGTTTGCCGCTTAGCAGGGTATCGAGCTGCTGTTGGGTGTAGTAGCGGCCGTCGTGATCGTGGGCTTCGGCGGGGTATACGTCGGGCTTGTCGGTCACTTCGCCAAAGCTTGGCCAGCGGGTAGCCGTGTCGGGTTTGTTGAGCAGATCCTCCCAGGCGACATAGGCCCAATCGGTAGCGTAGTCGTCACCGTTCACCTTCATCATGACCGCACGAGCGTTACCCCCTTTGGGCACGCCGTGGCCGGGTAGGCCACGCATGCCGACGGCCACGGTGGCCGCCGGGGTGCCGGGCACACGGATATTGGCCGTGCTGATGGTGATAGTGCCGATGTGCTGGGCAACGGCAATGGTACGCACGGGGGCGGTGACATGGACGCTGATGCTCATCGCGTGACCCCGGGGCGCACGGTAACGCTGCCTTCTAGCAGGCGGTGGGTATCGGGGCCGGTCAATAGCAGGTCGTAAACCCCTTCGCTCCAACTCAGGTGGCTGGTCTCTTCGGCGGTGAGGGTGATTTGAATCACCCCACTGGTGGGTTGGTCGACCAGGATGCGGCCGTTTTCGGGGTTGCAGGCCAGGAGGATCTCGCGGGCGGTGGCACTCTCACGCACCTGTAGGCGCGGGGTGTAGGGAGTGAGATCCATGGGGGTGACGTTATCCCCTTCGCCTTCAGTAAGGGTGAGGTCCAACGTGAAGGTGGTGTATTGCTCGATGGTTAGGTCGAAGCTTCCGGCGCTCATGAGTCACCTCGCGTCACGGTTACGCTGATGCCCGTGCAAAAGGGGGCTTGTTGCTTGTCGCAATGGATGTCAGCCGTGGGGCGCAGTAGCTCAACGGCTTGCACGCCGGGGCGATGCAGCGCGGCATACAGGGCGGAGAGGGGGACATCCCGGCCGAGGGCGTGCCGTTCAGCGACAAGGCGTTCGGTTTCATCGACGGCGGCATCCTGCACCACGCCTGCATCGGGGCCTTCGTCAATGGTGAGCTGGGCTTCGACGGTGTAGGCAACGACTGTGGCGCTCTGCACGCTGACGCGGTCGGTGAGTGGGCGCACATCTTCGGCGCCCACAGTGTTAAGCACGCTGGCAAGCAGCGTGGGGCCTGCGGTGCCGTTACCGGAGCGGGCCAGCACGGTGATCATGACGTCGCCCGGTGCGGGGCTGGTGATACTGGCGTCTTTGATGTTGGGGTCGGCACCGAGGGCGTGGAAGCGGTAGCCTTCGGCGGGGCCTGCGGTGCTGTAGCCTTCTGGCGATAGCTGGATGCGGCGGCGGTAGTTGGCATCGCTTTCACCTTCCAGCTTTTGCACGCTGTAATTCGCTCCAATCTGTTCCAGGTCACTACCTCCCGCATAGGCGAGCATGACGGCGCGGGCCGCTTCGTTGATGCGCTGGCGGAGTAGTAGCTCGCGGTAGGCGTTCTCTTCTAGCAGCTTGACCAGCGGTTCAGATTCGAGAGCCAGCAACTCGGCCATAGCGTCGCGCTCTTCTGCGGGGGTTAGCTCAATCAGCCGCGCTTTGCGGTCGGCCAGGATCGTCTCAAAGTTCAGTGGCTCGATGATGTTGGGCGCGGGGAGCTGGGAGAGGTCGATGGGTGTGCTCACACATTCCCCCTTAGCGGCACGGCTAGGCTGACGCTTTCCCCGTTATCTACCCGGCGGCCAGAGATGATCAGGTCAAAGCGGCCGGGGCGTTGGGTGGAGACTTGCCGGGTGACTTGTTGCACGCGAATGCGCGGTTCCCACTTCATTAAGGCCACCACCGTGGCGGCGTAGGCGCGCAGGGCGGTGGGGCCGTTCAAGGGCTGATCAATCAGTTCCGGAAGTAGCGAGCCGTACTCCCGGCGCATCACTCGGGAGCCGATGGGCGTGGTAAGAATGTCCGCCACCGATTGCTGGATATGGGCCAGCGAATCCAACTGGCGGCCGGTGTGTGCGTTCATGCCTGCCATTACACTGGCCCCTGGGTGTTGGCGGTGCCGGGCTGGATGCCGCTATGGGTGTGGTCGTGCCCCACGTTTTTGCCGTTGTGAGTCAGGCCGCCGCCTTGCTGGCTGTAGCTGCCTTGCCGGTTGAGCTCGCCGGTGTGCTGGATGTTGCCTTGCCAGGTGGTACCGCCGGGGGCGCTGATTTCGATGGCACCGGGCAGGCGAATGCGAAGCACGCTATTGGCGTGGTCGTACTCGAACATCCCCTCATCAGGGAAGATTCTGCGCCACAGCGTGGCGACCTCCGCCGGGGCGGGGTGCGCGTTGGAGCACAGCCCACACAGCACCACACCGGCGGCGGGGTCACCGCCGGGGGAGAAGATGATCACTTGCTCGCCCTGGGTGGGCGGGTCCCAGTCCCGCGTGGTGCCTGCGCGGCCTTCGATCCACGGCAGCCAGTCCGTTAACAGCTCGCCGGTTTTGACGCGCACGCGGGGCGGTCGCGGCGGATCAGCGTCGGCATCGCCGTGATCCACCTCGGCGATGGTGCCGAGGCGGATCAGGTTGTGCAGCAGGCGGAGGAGTTCGGGAATATTCATAGCCGCTATCCTGCGGCGGCGTTTGGCGAAGGCGAAGCGGCGGCGGGTGTGAATGGGGCTATTTACACCGAGCCACTTATACCGAGCTTAAATGATGAAGCACTGAATCCATGATGTGCTCTTGATCCAGTGCGGTGAAACCGAGCAGCTCCCGCTGGGCGTACTCGACGCGGGGGCCGTCGCGGCTGACGCGATCTTTTAAGCCGCGTTGGTGGGTGGTGGCGATGCGGGCGACGCTGCCGAAGAAACCCACCACGGCGGTGTCGCCTTGGGCGGTGGCTTTGAGCCATTTGGCGGTGGAGAGTTTGTTGAACATGGAGCGCCTTTTGATGCTGCCTTGCTGGGCGCGCAGGCGCTGTTCTTTGCGCGGGGCGTAGGGTGTGCCATCCGGGTTGGTTTGGGCGCGGATGCGTTCGCGCTGACGGCGGCGGAGATCCCGCGCCACGTTACGGGCCAGGGTGCGGCGCTGTTGGTCGTCCAGCTTGGCGAGCAGCGGGCCGACCCACTCCTCTAGTGCTTCCATATTATCCGCCATGGGGGCCGTCCCATTCGGCTACCAGGGTGTACTCCGCTTGGGCCGCGCTGTCGCGGATCAGTAGCTGCCAGCGGGTATCCGGGCAGCCGGTGGTCTCGAATCGTGGCAAGGCGCGGTCGACCTTAATGTGCCCAGTCGCGCATTCCACCTTGGCGAGCACCCGTTCGCTAAGCGTTACCCGCAAGGCCACATCCACCGATTGATGACTGAGGATCTCGGCTTCGAAGCGGATGGCTTCAGCGGGGTCGGCATCGGGTTGGTATTCGGCCAGCCACTGCAGCAGCGGCACGATGATGGTATCTAGGTTCGCGCTGAAGTCGGTGAGCACGAGCTGGGCGGTGAACTGGTATTCGTGGGTGAGGTTGGGGCCACGGCGAAAGGCGATCCTGCCTTCTTCCACGAAGGTGAGCAGCCGGTCTGGGTCTTTCGCCAGGGCGGGTACCGCGTTAATCAGGTGAGCGCGTAGCAGGTGGAGCTTCTGCATGGTGGGCCTCTTGGCAGGCGATGACGGTATCGACCTCGGCGGCGCACTGTGCCCAGGCGGCTTCGGTGCGTTCTAGCTGCAGGTCGAGTTCGCCGTTGGTTTCGGGATTACTCGCGGGGAGCGTGCAGGGGCTGGGGGTCGCGCACTGATTGATGATAAGCGTCGGCACCGGTGACGGCGGGGCGGCGGCGCATCCGGATAACAGCATCAGGCAGGCGAGAGCCAGCCCAGGCGCGAAGTTCTGCATTTTCACGGTGTAGCTCCTCAATGGTGGCCAGGCGGTTGGCCGCTGTGCGGGTGAGTGTGGCCTGCTGCTGGGCGAGGGCGCGGCGCTGGCTTTCTAGGCGCATGGCGTTTTCCCAGAGCGCATCGATGACCACTTTGCTTTCTGCTTCCCGCTGCTGTGATTGGGCGAGCTGCTGTTCGGCCAGTTCGGCGCGGGCTTCGGCGGCGTGGGTGCGTTGCCAAAGTGCCCATGTAACCAGCAGCACCAGGGCGAGGATGGCAAGAGCGGCGATTAGGCGGGTCATGGGGTGATCTCCTGTTCTAACCCTGCCAGGCACAGTTCCCGTTCGGTGGCGCGGCGGCTAACCAGCCCGTTGAGCCGTTTTCCCCCGGCGTAAACCCAGCGGCTGAGTTCGTGGCAGGCACCGCGTAGGTCGCCTTGGTTGAGTTTGCGCAGCAGGGTGGAGCGGGCGAAGTTGCGGGCCCCGACGTTGTAAACGAACGAGGCCAGCGCGGCGCGGGTGGGTTCCGGTAGCTCGACCTGAGCGCGGCGATCCACCACCGCGAAGGCGTCGCCGAGATCCTGCTGCAGCAGGGCGGTGCATTCAGCCTGGCTAAGGGTTTGCCCCAGGCGGGCGGTTTCCGTGTGGCCATAGCAGATGGTCGGGATGCCCACGGGGTCGCGGTAGGCGGTGGGCTCGTACCCTTCATAAAACGACACCACGGCGGTGGCGATACTGATGGCCCCGGCGGCCAGGCTGACGCCGAGCTTGGTTTTAAGACCCACGGCGGTTCTCCCAGTAGTGGCGTAAACGAGTGAGGTAGCGGGGAATCAGCAGCCCGATTTGTAGCGCCAGGTAGAGCAGGGTTAGCACCGTGACCCAATCGGCGGGCGTCATGCCGCCGACGTGCAGCAGCGAGACGATGGCCGGGGGCGCAGCTTTGGCGCTTTCGGTGGTGATTTCAAAGTGGTGGCTCATACGGGCCTCGGCGGTTTAGAACGTTAATCCCACAGGTTCACCGTGGGGGCGCGTTGGGTGGCCTGGGGAATGGCAGGCAGGTTGACCGGCGTGCCGTGGGGCAGCATCGGCCCCTGTTCTGCCAGCCCGGGGTTGGCGGCCAGCACTTGCTCGGTGACGCCTCGGGTGGTGCCATAGACGCGGTAGCAAATGGCATCCAGGGTGTCGTGCTGCTGGGCGCGCACGGTGGTGGATTGAGAGCGGGTCATATCAGCTCGACCGTGCTGTGTGGCCGCCCTTCGATCTCGCTGATCGCCCAGGCGGCGTCGCGGCGGTAGCCATCGGCGGGGGCTTGGAGCTGTTCGCCTCGCTCCCGGGCGCTGTTGGTGGCGTCATAATCGGCGTAGTGCTCCAGCAAGCTGGCGTGAGCGGTGGAGTACACGGCGCGCAGGTAGAGCACGTTGAACACTTCCGGCGACTGCCACACAGGAATGGGCAGCGAGGCCATGGTGGGGTAGCCCGCTTCGACCTTGGCCTGCTGCCAGTGGCGCAGCACGCGGTTGACCGTGATCATGGCGGCCTTCAGGGCGCTTTCGATGCGCGGCTGAGTGATGGTGCTGTCTAGCCGGTGGGTGGCGCGAAAGTCGCTGGGCTGGATGTCTGGCCAGAAGCCGTTGTTTTCGAGCGGGCTGTCGAGCGGCTGCTCGGTGGTGTCGCTTTTGGGTGTGCCTGCCGAGATAAAGCTGCTCATCGTGCCTCCTGGTAGCGGGTAAACGTGTTTCGCGCGGGGTCGGGCGCGATGAATCAAAAGGGGGTGGGCGGCGTTCGAGCGTGGGCGTTAAAACGCCTGGCTCTTACGTCGCGCCCCCTGACGTCGGCGGTCGACTCGGTTGGCCGCTAGCCCGTGGGCTGAGCAGCAGCGTTCTGTTTGCGTTCACGTTCCAGGCGTTCGAGGTCTTTCTTCACGCCAATGCGGTCGTTGAGCGAAAGGGCACGCTCCAGTTGGTGCTGGGCGTCGTCTAGCTGGCCGGTGGCTCGGCAGGCGTAGCCCAGCGCTTTGTGCAACTTGGCGCGGATCTGGTCGTGCATATCCGCATCCCGGGTGAGCGCTTCCACATCGACTAAGTGAACAAGCAGGGCGGTGGTGTCTGCGCCTTCTTCATCGAGCTGCTTCAGCGCTTGGTCGGCGACTTCCTCGGCGATGATGGCGGCGGTGCCGCGCTCGAATTGATCCGGCGGGGTAAGGCCGTGCTTGGTGGCGTACTTGGCGATGGCAATGGCCCCGGCGAGGTCGCCGGCATCGATGCGCCAGAGCATCACGCGCATCAGCACGTCGTCTTGCGCGCCCTGGCCCGCTTCCAGGACGCCGGTGATGTATTCGGCGTACTTGGGCAGGATCTCGCGCTTGATCTCGGCTTTGCGCTCCATGGATTGGGTGGATTTGAGCAGGCGATAGTCTTCAAACAGCGCGGCTTGCATCAGCTCATACGCTTCGCCTTGCATGGGGGCTTCTCCCGCGTCAGCGGCGGCGAGGGCCGCGCTGACGCGTTCAAAGTGGCGGCGGGCTGGGCTGGTCATCGTGTCTCCTTAACCGTTCACTGCTGCTGGGGACATCTCGATGTTTTCCACCAGGCAGCCCGCGCCGAAGTCTTCCACCACGTAGGCGTCGTTGGAGGACTCGTAGTTCTCAATGCGGTTGCGCTTGGGGTTTTCGGTGACGAAGCGGCGGCGGGCGCCGTTCTGCCAGTAGACCGAGAGGTTATCCAGGGTGGTGACCATCAGCGCGTTATCGGGGAAGAAGGGCACATCCATGCCTTGCAGCCCGCCGATGCGCTTCTGGCTGATCACTAGGTCGGCGGCCAACTGCTCGCTGGGCGGTAGCTGGTTGAGCAGCGGGAAGTACTTATCCGACATCAGGTTGCGGCCGAGGATGACCACTAGACCGGGCAGGCGGCGGAACCAGGGGGCGATGAGGCTGTTCACCACGTCGTAGACCAGGGCATTTAGCGTGGCGTAGTCGCCAACGATGCCTCCCGGGATGGTGTCGTTGGGTGTCGGGTCGATCAGCACTTTGCCGTTGGTTTTACCACCGGTCATCACTCGTGCCGGTGACTGGGTGCGGTAGTGCTGCAGCCAGCCGATGTTGACGTCTTGGAGGTACGGGTTGGCGACCGGGTCGGTTTGCACGGCGGCGGAGGTACCGTTGAAGCCGATCATCATGCGATCCAGCGCCTGCTGGCGAACGATGACATCGCGCACCATGGCCTGGAAGTTGGGGAACTTGGCCCAGGCATCCAGCTTGGCGTAACCCAGGTGGGTGTCGAATTCGGTCATTCGGCATTCGTAGCCCTGAGCATCCAGCGTGGTGAGGTCGCGGGTTTTGCGATCCTGGTTGGCGACGTTGGTACGGGCGGCGATGGGGCCGGTAACGCCGAGGGCGAGCTTTTCGCCTTTCAGCTCATCGACGCCGACCATGTTGATGCGCGAGAGGAAGTCGCTGGATTCCTGAATGCGCTTTTCCAGCCGCTGCTGGATGGTGGGGTCGACGGCGAATTTCTGGGTGGCGTCCGGGACGCCGTTGAGCTTCGCCACCTGGGCGGCGAAGTTGTTGAAGTGCTTGCGGGTATCGTTACGCATGGGCGTCTCTTAGCAGTCGGTTTCGATGTCGGTGTCGCCGCCGGTGGCAGGCGTGCGGGCCGGGCGGTTGGGGGTGCTGTCGAGCTGGGTGTAGAGCGCGTCGAACTCTTTTTTCAGGGTCTCGTGGGCGCTTTTGAGCTCGTGGAAGGCGGCTTGCGTGGGGCGCTTTTTCAGGGCGTCGCTGAGTGCCTGGTGTTTTTCCACGAACAGGCCAAGGGTCTCTTCCAGCTCGCTGCGGAAGGCCTCAAAACCGGCGGCGCTTTTGGCATCCTGCTTTTTGAACAGCGCTTTGACCCGCTCGGCAAGCGAAGGGCCTTGTTCTTGAGGTTCATCACTAAACGAGAGGTCGGTTTCCAGCGCTTCGGAGAAGAGGTTCTCCGGGCGCTGTTTGCGGGCGGCCAGCGGGGAGTTTTTGCCCTCAGAGGCGCTGAACTTGAGCATGGAGGTGCCGAGCGAGGCGGGAGAATCCGTGACCGCCAGCCCGACCAGGTAGGCTTCGCCGGTGTCAGCAAAGTCGAGGTCGATCTCCATGGAGGTGTAGACCTTCTGACGTTTTTCGACGAGCGCCTTGAGTTCGTCGGTGGGGTCGATCTCGGCGTACAGGCCTAGCTTGCCGTCGTCGTCTGCCTCGGTTTTGAGTGCGGTCACGTCGCCATAGGCTTTGAAGGGGCCTTCCGGCAGCAGGCCTTTGATGTGTTCCATATTGACCCGGCAGCCGTACTTGGCGGGGTCGAAGTTGGCGGCCATTTGGGTGAGCCATTCGGCGCTGATGGTGCGGCCATCGGTGGTTGCGCCTTCTTTTGCGATACGGTGCCAGGGCATGGTCGGGCCTCGGTGAGTGGGTGGGCGTTTGACTGCGGTCAGGTTCCCCGCAGTGGGGCCTTGGCTCAATGAGGGCTGGGTGTAAGTGGTGCTACTTACATCGGGCGGGGCAATCGTGACCGTGCCTGCGCGGGTACGCTGGCGGCATGACAGCCCAAGCCCTGATTGACGACGACCAGCACCGACTTTCTGCCCGCCATCTCTATTGGATGGGGTGGCGGATTGCGCGCATTGCCGAGTTCCTGGATTTGCCCCGAGCCACCGTGGATTCGTGGAAGAAGCGCGACGCCTGGGACGAGGCCACGCCGACCCAGCGAGTAGAGGGGGCGTTGGAAGCGCGCCTGGTGCAGCTGATTTGGAAGGAGCAGAAAGAGGGCAAGGATTTTAAGGAGATCGACTTGCTGGGCCGCCAGATCGAGCGGCTTGCCCGGGTGCATAAGTACCAGGGCAGCGGGAAGGAAGCCGACCTGAACCCCAACATCGAGCGCCGCAACGAGGGGCCGAAAAAGAAGCCCGCCCGAAACGATGTAGGTGATGAGGGGGTGATTCAGATTGTCGAGGCGTTCGAGGCCTCGCTGTTCGATTACCAGCGGGGCTGGTACCGGGCGGGGCAGCATGAGCGCATTCGAAACCTGCTCAAGTCGAGGCAGATCGGGGCGACCTGGTACTTCGCCCGGGAGGCGATTGCCGATGCCATGGAGACCGGCAAGAACAAGATCTTCATGAGCGCGAGTAAGGCCCAGGCGCACATCTTCCGCCACTACATCGTGCAGTTCGTGAAGGAAGTGACCGGGGTGGAGCTCAAGGGCGACCCGATCATTCTCGCCAATGGCGCGGAGCTGCATTTTCTGGGTACCAATGCGAAAACCGCCCAGGGCTACCACGGCGATACCTACCTGGACGAATACTTCTGGATTCATGGCTTCGAGACGTTCCGCAAGGTGACGTCGGGCATGGCCATGCACAAGAAGTGGAAGCAGACCTACTTCAGCACGCCTTCCTCGGTAGCCCATGAGGCGTACCCGTTCTGGACCGGTGACCGGTTCAACAAACGCCAGAAGAAAGCCGACCGGGTGAAGATCGATGTGAGCCACGCGGCGCTGAAAAACGGGGCGCGGGGGCCGGATGGCCAGTGGCGGCAGATCGTGACCATTGAGGATGCGATTGCCGGGGGCTGTGACCTGTTCGACATCGACCAGTTGCGCCTGGAGTACAGCGACGATGAGTTTGCGAACCTGCTGATGTGCGAGTTCGTGGACGATACGCAGAGCGCTTTCCCGCTGGCGATGATGCAGCGCTGCATGGTGGATAGCTGGGATGCCTGGCGGGATCTGAAACCCTTCGCGCCTCGGCCGTATGGCGAGCATCCGGTATGGATTGGCTACGACCCGGCGGGGGATGGTGAGGACGGCGATGGGGCAGGGTTGGTGGTTGTCGCGCCGCCGAAAACCGCTGATAGCAAGCACCGCATTCTGGAACGCCACCGCCTCAAGGGCCGCGACTATGAAGCCCAGGCGGAATTTATCCGCAGCGTGACCCGCCGCTATAACGTGACGTTTATCGGTATCGATACCTCGGGCCTAGGTGAAGCCGTGGCCCAGCTGGTGGCGAAGTTCTTCCCCACTGTCACCCGGTACCGCTATACCCCGGAAATGAAGTCGCGCCTGGTGATGCAGGCGCAGCAGATCATCAACAAGGGGCGGCTTGAATTCGATGCAGGCTGGGTGGATCTAGCGCAGTCGTTCATGGCGATCCGCCGGGAGCTGACCGCCTCCGGACGCCAGATGACCTACACCGCCGGGCGCAACAACCAAACCGGCCACGCTGACTTGGCTTGGGCGACCATGCACGCCTTACACAATGAGCCTCTTGATGGCCCTGCCGACTATGGCACGGGCCGTTCCCTAATGGAGATGTACGGATGAGCGACGCGGCAGCAAAGCCACGGGTGCGCGTGCCCGCTTACGTGACAGATACCGAGACCACGGCCGCGCCTGCCAAAGCGGAGGCGTTTAGCTTCGGCGAGCCGACGCCGGTGATCGATGGGTACGATTTTTTCTATACCGGCTGCTGGATGCTGGGCAATGAGTGGTACGAGCCGCCGGTGGATTTTCCCGCGCTGGCCCAAACCTACCGGGCCACGGCGCACCATGGCTCGGCGATTCAGGTGAAGCGCAATATTCTGGTGCGCTCGTTCATTCCTCACCCGCTATTAAGCCGCCAGGCATTTAGCGCGCTGGCCACCGACTATCTGGTGTTTGGCAACTGCTACCTGGAGCGGATCTTTGGCCGCTTGGGCAGGCTGCTGGCATTGAAGCCTGCGCGGGCGAAGTACGTTCGCCGTGGGGCAGATCTCAAACGTTACTTCTGGGTGCCCAACTGGTCAGAGCGCAGCGAGTTCGATGAGGGCAGCATCATCCACCTGCTGGAACCGGATATTAACCAGGAGGTGTATGGCGTGCCGGATTACCTGGGTGCGCTGCAGTCGATCTTCCTCAACGAGAACGCCACGCTGTTCCGGCGCAAGTACTACCTGAATGGCTCCCACGCGGGGTTTGTGATGTACGTCTCTGACGCAGCCCACAACCAGGAAGACATCGACGCCATGCGCACCGCGCTGAAGGAGTCGAAGGGCGTGGGCAACTTCCGCAACCTGTTCCTGTACAGCCCCAACGGCAAAAAGGATGGCATCCAGATCATCCCGATCTCTGAAGTAGCCGCGAAGGACGACTTCGCCGCGATCAAGAACATCACCCGCGACGACCAGCTCGCTGGCCACCGCATTCCCCCGCAGCTGATGGGCATTATCCCCAACAACACCGGCGGCTTCGGCGACGTGGAGAAAGCCGCCAAGGTGTTTGTCACCAACGAACTGGAGCCAGTGCAGGCGGTGTTCAGTGAGATCAACGACGTGCTGGGGGAGGAGGTGATTAGGTTTCGGGAGTATTCGCTAGACCCACAATAAAAAAGCGCCTGGCATGACCAGGCGCCTATCGCTCGTTTCATCCCTGAAAGCAGTGGAGGCGTCCCGGCCCCGCAAGCGATACCCATTACTGTATATCAATACTGTATATTTGAACAGGTATCATGGATGATGAATCGACCGATTTTGCCCTGGATGGGCGGCAAGCGCCGCTTGGCTAAACAGATCCTACCGCTCTTCAAAACGCACACCGCTTACGTGGAGCCCTTCTGCGGCGGTGCTGCGCTCTTCTTTATGAAAGCCCCCAGCAAAGTGGAAGTCATCAACGACGCCCACGGGGAGCTGGTCAACCTCTACCGCGTAGTGAAGCACCACCCGGATGAGCTGGTGAAACAATTCCGCTGGGGGCTGATCAGCCGGGAAGAGTACCTCACCCAACGCAATATCGACCCTCGCCACCTGACGGATATCCAGCGAGCTGCGCGCTTCTTCTACCTGCAAAAGTTGGCCTTCGGTGGCAAGGTGAGTGGCCAGACGTTTGGCACCTCTGCCGTATCCCCACCACGAATGAACCTGCTACGAATTGAGGAAGATCTTAGCGCCGCGCACTTACGCCTGGCTCGTACAGTGGTCGAGCACTTGGACTGGGCAGAGTGCATCAAACGCTACGATCGGGAAGGGACGCTGTTTTACCTCGACCCACCATATTGGGGAACAGCCGGCTATGGCTGTGACTTCCCGCTGGAGGAGTACTACCGGATGGGAGAGCTGGCCCGAACAGGGCAGGGGCAGTTCGTGATCAGCGTCAACGACACGCCAGAGATGCGCGACGCCTTCAAAGGGCTAACCATCCAGACAACCGAAATTCGATACACTGTAGGGCAGAAGGCGACAGGGCCGAGGGGTGAGTTGATCATTAGCAACCGCTAGGCTGGTAGCCTTACTTATGAAGCCGCTCCATTGAAGGGCGGCTTTTTCTTTGCTGACGTCCACCAAAAAAATCAAGCCTGCTGCCCCAGGCCCGCCACCCCAAGGCGCGCCGTCGACTCCCCGCCCCGCCTGCGCGCTAAATGTGTTGGTTTTTATGCACCCTTGCAGCAGCGACTCAAACCTCGCCACTGCTGGGCTGAATGGCGGTTATAAAGGGATATTTTTTCATGCGTTTTCATGCGCATTTATGCACTTTTTTGCAGCGTTCAGCGAGGCGGTGGGGTGAAGTGCGAAGCGAGCAGCTTCACGATGACTGGGCGGTGAGCTTCCCAAGTGCGCTCATCCATTAAGTGGTCAATGACCTGTGGCATTTCGGCGTAGGTCAGCCAGAGTTCGATTGTGTCGGAGGGAGTGAGGCCGATCTTAGCACCCTGATACTGGTGGCGGATCTCAAAAACGATGGTCGGTTCGCCAGTGGGCGTTTGGCGAAGGGCATAGCGGAATTTCTTAATTATGTGGGTGGTGCTCATGAAATGTACCACCAGTGTACCAAGTAGGCTGGAAAGCCCTATTTAACTGGGCTTGTTGTCCCATCCATCATAGGGGCAACAGAAAATCGGCGGGCCGCTTCTGCTGGGTTTTGCTTTGTCATATTAATCACTTGCATACTTGGTATGCGATGTAAGTACACACATCTATTGCCCTCTGATCGCGGCTATTCGCTAAATGAACAGCAGCACCATGACCTACCATGGTGGCTATCAGAAGTGGTGGGCGCGTTGGCGGGCAATTGTACGCAAGAAAGGGTAGGCAGCACAAAATAAGTCACTGCACTTTGATGCGTGTGCGTAAGTGGGGGTAACGTGCGGGGGCTTGGGGGAAGGTGGGTATAAGTGGGGTGGTTTACATGGTGGGAAAGGAGCGGACGTTAATAAGCCCGCCTCGGCGGGCTTATTAACGTCAAAAGAATATAGGCCAATGAGGTAACATAGCGTGTGTCAGCTCGGCTAGCCTAATTGTTAAGTCAAAGAGCTGCAGCACGA